CGTCACCCAATCCTCAAAGAATGTAACCGCACGATCTGTCATTCCGCTTTCGATACCTCACCGCCGCAGGCGGCATAGCCTGCGACATCAACCCAGCTATCTTCTGCGTCCGGGTCATACGACAATCGTGCCAGCTTTAGCCCGATCATGCAAAGCGCCACTTGCTGCGCGGTGACCGGCCTGCCCAACACCGACGACCAGATCAGGGCTGCACGGTTAAAGTTTTCGGCGACCGTGCCATATTCTTCGCCGCGATCCCTGACCGTGTCTTTGGCCTGATCCAGAAAATCGAACCGATCAATCATGCTTGAAATCCTTTTCTCTTATATCCACCACTTTCATCCCGCACGCGATGCAAAGCCACACGACGCGCGTGATCGTCCATTTGTGCATCTTCATCTTTACCTGACAGCGCGGACACTGCCCCAGCTTTAGCCTGTCCTCAAACTTGCCGTCGCCTTCCTGTATCATGTCGCCCCTCAAAACGGAATCTCATCATCCAGATCAACCACTTTCGGGTTAACCGATTCAATCGTTGCGCCGGGGAATGTTTCCTTGATCTGGCCAATCACCGGCTTTTTATCCTGCAAGCCTGCGATGATCTGTGCAACCTCTTCGGCACTATACACGACCAGATCGCGGTTTTCCCGCTTTACCTTCGACACATCCCAACTGGTGCGCGTGATTGCCAGCACCTTGCCATCAGGCATTGCGGTCTCAATGTAGTCGCCGGTCAGTGGTTCGGCCCCGTGTTCGATGGCGGCAGCTTCCAGCACCGCGATGCCACGCAGCGTCACGTCAACCTGATGGTCAACGTCGTGCCGGTCATCGATGGCCTTGTTCAGCTTTGCCATCTGCTGATCGAACCTTTCGCGCAACTTGGTGCCGACCAGCCACTGCAATCGGTCGACGCCCCATTTCGCCTCATACCGCGACACGACATCATCATATCTGTGCAGCGCATCCTGCATCCGGCGTTCGGCCAATTCTGTCGGCGCATAATATGCCCGACTTGGTTTCTGCGGTCTTTTAGCCATTTCATTCCCCTTTCGGCTATCGTGCGTTCGGTTCGGTACGGCCCCCTATAGGGGGGGCCGAACCGTACGAACCGGTACGGAGGTTCGGTTCGGAGGTTCGGAGGTTCGGAATTATTCGTCTAACTCTTTGTTTATATACAAAAGACCATCGGTGATTTTTACGAACTTCTTATCGAAAACCTTTGTTCGCGCGGTTGTCAAAGATGATGCGGAAATTCCGATTGTGTCTCTGTTGCAAACCTCTATCCACCGATCTTGTGTTATGCCCCGACCCTGTTTGATGATTTCATTTTGCAAAATATCGAAGACCATCCGCTGTTGTTTTGAAAGCTGACTTTTATGCTTGGCGCGTGGCTGCTGCTCAGTCGGCACCAGCACCGCGCTGCTATCTTCCAGCAAGGCAATCGGCAGCAGTTCAAAGTGCATCGGTTCGATGCCCTCTGAATCTTTCTGCTTTTCCATCTTGATCGTCGCCAGCCCTTCGCCGCCGGTCATGCCGATCACCGTATCCGCGCCGCCAAGGACCGCCGACGATCCGCGCAAACCCCTGCCAGCGTCCTTGCCGCTATGCGCCACCGCCAGCACAGCCACACCGCAGCGGCGCTGTATCTCGTTGCACTGTTCGATCAGCAGGCCGGTGTCGGTCGCGCTGTTTTCATCGTTGCCGGTGGCGGCTAGGGTCCGGGCTAGTGTGTCGATCACGATCAGCCGAAACGGCACATCGAATGATTCGATGGTTTCGATCACCGCTTCGACGCCTTCCGGTTCAAGCATTTTCACAGTTTGTGGAACGACGTGAAAATCTGTGATGTCCTGTTTCTTGTTGTGCATCATCCACGCCTTGACGCGCTTGCCCATACCGCCGACGCCTTCGCCAGCTATGTAGAGGACCGCACCTTTCTTTGTTTCCCTGCCGTGCCATTCATCGCCATATGCGATGGCAAGCGACATATCGATCGACAGGAACGACTTGCCGATCCCCGGCGCACCGTAGATCACGCTGAAGCCGTGCGCCGTGATCATATCATCGACCAGCCAGTCGACCGGCGGCATGTTGATTAGCTGGTTCATATCCAGCGTTTGCAGGGCGCGGGTTTCTGGCTTCACTTCCGGCGGCTGCGCTTCGATCAGCGGTGCGTCTTTCATCGTTTGAATCAGCGCATCGACCGTGTTGCCGTTTGCCAGCCAATCAGCGACATCGCCCTTTTCGGGCAGACCGGGCAGCGTGACGCGCTTTAGGTGCTTGGCGATGCCGAACAGGTTGGATGCCACCAGATCGGCGTGCTTGGCACCGGCATCATCATTGTCGGGCAGGATGACGACGTTGCGCCCCTCGAACCATTTGTTGATTGACGGCTTCCAGTTTTTTGCGCCGCCGTGATTAGTGGTTGCGACCAGACCGTGCATGCCTAGCACGTTCGCGCATTTCTCGCCTTCAACCACGATGATCGGCATATCGGGTTGCAGCAGTATCTGATCCAGCCTGTACGGCACCGGCTCGACGCCCTGCATATTATACAGCCATCCACCTTTTCCATCCGGCCTGCGCTGCTTGAACGTCTTGGATGCGCCTTTCTGCCAGCGCTCCACCTGATAGATCACCTCTCCGTTTTCGTCGACATAATCAAACCGCGCCACCAGCTTTTGTGCCGGTGTCAGCGCTGTTTGCGATTGCTTTGGAATGCCAAAGTCGGTTTCTAGGATATCGGCCACGCTGGCCATCGTCGTGCCATAATGGCGTTCGACCAAATCCACCAGACCGCCGCCAACGCCCTCTTCATGTGAAAACCACAATCCGCGTTTGGTATCGATGGATAGACTGCCGTGATTGCCGTATCGCCATTCGGTGCCGCGCTTGCTGGTGGGTTCACCTAGCAGCCTTAAGGCAACGGTTTCTATATGTGCTGATAAATTGTTCATTGCTCTTCCCCAAGCACTTCCCCGTTGTTTGTTGGGGCGGCACAAGATGGGGAAGTATCCTGTGCCGCCCCATCCACGTCAGAACAGGTCGCTGCCTGCACTTGTGGTGGCTGGAGGTGCCGAAGGCGGCGCGACAGGCTCTGTCGTGGCGGCTCGAGCGGTTGCAACACCAGCAGTCATATAATCGGGCCGCGCGACCCATTTGGCAATCGTCCATTTCGGGATGCGCCACGCAGACGTGCTGCCATCGGCACGTTTGTTTTCGACGCGCTCTGACCCGCTGACTTCCACCACCGGCATCATGCCGGGATTCGCAGCCTTGCCAGCTTCCCAAGCCTTATACAGCGGCACCATCGCCTGATTGTATACGTTGCTGCTTGTGGTGCTTAATTCACGCAGCCCGACAGTCGGGTTGCCAAGCTGCACCCGGAAGCCCCACTTGTACATCGGCTTGCCCGTATCATCGAAGACTTGCGGCAAATCCGGCTTCGGTTCGCCAGCCTTGACCATTATGAAATCCGGGGCCGGGTTGTAGGTGATCCAGCCCATTTCAATGTTGTCAAAGTCCATCGCAAACTGCGTCGGATAAGTGATTTCGGCATCAACGGACCTCCACTGCCCGTTCTCGTTTACGCGATCACTGGTCCGCATCGACCCGTCCATCGCGCTAAATTTAATCAGCGGGATGCGATCCCCACCGCCACCGCCGCCAGTTGATTCATATTCCAACATCGTTTTTTCCTCGTTTCACGTTTTAGGATTGTGGCTGATTACTGTCAGCCGGGAGATCGGATAGTAGGCGCAAACGTCCAAATCCTGCGGATCGTTTCTGTCTGCCCTTCCACCCGGATGAACCGTGAAGTCGGCAGCAAAGTCTAGCTTCGCCAGCGCGTCACGATACAACAAGATCAGATGCGCCGGTAAGCCGGTCGCTTCTGTGAGAAGCCGTGCGTGCATCACCTTGGATAAGCTGATCATCACGGTCGGATATGTGTGCAAGTCGCACTTGCGTGCTTTGACTTCGGCGAACCCGATTGGCTGGCCACCACGCCGCAGCAGCCAGTCCAGCCGGTACTGGATCGGCAGCTTGTAAACCTCGACGCCGATGTTCGCCAGCGCATCTGCGACCAGCTTTTCATTCTGGATATCAGCGTGGGTTTCGTACTGTTGGCGCATGTGCCAGAACCTCCCTGATCAGCGTCATAGCCGTGCGCGTGTCCATTTCGACCGCATACGACCAATCCAGTTCGGTGTCGTCTGGCACGCCGCGAAAGTTTAGCGGATGCCCTAGCCGCGTTATAAGCGCCACTGGTAAGCGCCAGCGCCAGTCCATCCGGTCATAGCGCCAGACCAGCAGCGGCCACTTGTGCGCCGCCGTGGCAGCTTTGCAGCACTGGTCCCACCACGCCCCGCGCGGTGTTTCGCCGCCCTTGGCGTATCGCTTAACCTCAATGACCATCGGGAAATCCATATCGACGCAAAGCAAGTCGCCACGGTCGGCTGATCTGTATTGCTCCAGATCGCGCTTGAAGGCCAGCCCAAGCTGGTCATGCAGGATCGCAGCCACTTCGCGCTCCCCGCCGCTGCCCTTCGTCCTACTGTTTGCCATCGGCTTCCCTTTCGCGCAGCAGGCGATCCAGTTCGCGCCCAAGGATATCATCAGCAAGCGCCGCCAGACTGCGATGCGGTGAATCATCCAGCATCGCCTTCAGCTTGTCGACAGTGCTTTGCCGCAGCCGGAAATGTACCTGTTTTGTGACTGACAATTTTTTTCACCTTTTTTGCATTTAGTGCTTGCATACCACACTGGTATACCCCATAGTCAATATAACAAAAGTTTGTCACACACAAGGGAGACAGAGAAATGGGAATGATCGTTTCAGTTTATCGCACCGACACAGGCAGCCACGATTGCACCAACGGTGGCATGACCAACAGCAGGACCGGCGTCAGCAAGCTTTGCATCATCAACGTCGACGGTCCATTCAAGCCGACAGATGACGCGCCAGCCGCCAGCATAGAAGCTGGTCCGCTTGGTTCGGTTTGCATCGTCCCAGCCACCCCGCGCTGGGAACGTGCTGGCAACCGCATGTTCGGCGGCAACTTTGCCTACACCAGCGACAGCCGGTTTCGCCGCGCTGTTGAGGAGATCACCGGCGCAGACTTCGCTGGCCCGGTCCACATCCACGACCGTTTTGAATGCTAATCAACCGGCGGGGCTTCGGCCCCGCCCCAAACATCAAAGGGAGACATCGATGACAATCAGAATGGAAGACCTCGACCGCGACACGCTTGAGAAGCTAGGGCTGAAAGCCCCGGCCAAGCATCGCGAATTCACTGCTGAAATGGAGCGTCAATGGGCGATCAAGGTTCTTGGCCCCATCGCGAACCTGACCAAAGATCAGCGTCGCCGCGTCCTTGAACGCGCTATCAAGATGAGTGCAGCCTGATGCGCCACCTTATCCTCATCATCACCTTGTCAGCATCGGCATGTTCATACACGCCGGTCGCTGATCTTCGTGCATCCGGCGATGCCGCGCAGCTTTACCAGCGCGATGTCAACGAATGCCGTCAACTGATCAAGGAAGCCAGATCG